CCGGCGCCGCGCGGGGAGCGCAGCAGGAGGCGGCCGAGGTAGACGGGGGCGCGCAGGGTGTGGAAGCCGGTGACGTGGGCGTAGTAGGACGTCGTCCAGCGGAGGGTGTCCTTGAAGGCGTCCCAGCGGCGCAGGGCGGGCGGTACGACGGGCGGGGCGTCTGCGAGGTAGGCCTGCCGTTCGGCGATCCAGGTGCCGGGGTCGGGGGCAGAGGCGGGCGGGTCGACGGGGCGGGGCTCGGCGTCCTGGATGACGTCGATGATGGTCTCGGTGAGGACGCTGGGTGCGTCCTGGGCGTCCTGCGAGGGTGTCTTGTGGAGTTGGACGACGTTGTTCGTCATGCTGGGGTGTCCTGCCTCTTGCTGGGGTACGGGACGCCCGGGGACGGCGACGGCTTGGTGGTTGGACGCCGTCCCCGGGGCGTAGCTACTGCTTCTTGCTCTTGCGGCGCTCGGCCTGTTCCTCGATGCGCTCGACGCGGCGCTGCAGGTCGCTGAGGTCGACCGTGGGGCCGGCCAGGCCGCGCTTGGCCATGCGGGCGTGCAGGGCGATCAGGCGGAACTTTTCGCCGCCTGTGAAGTCGGAGAATCGCAGGTCGTCGGCCATGTCAGCGCCGTCCCTTCTTGTCGGCGTTGGCCTTGTGCTCATTGCCCATCTGCTGGGCGCGGTAGGAGCTGTCGGTTTCGTAGCCGCGGGCGCCGCAGGAGCACCGGTACTGGTATTTGCGGCCGCCTCGGGCGGGCCAGACGGAGACGCGGTGGGCAGAGCCGAACATGGTCACTTTCCCTTCAGGTAGTCGGTCCACATGGACCGCAGGACGAGCAGGCACGCGGTGGCGCAGACGGCGCCGACCGCGACGGCCACCGCGAGGAGGGCGGCCGCCATGGCGAGGAAGGTGAGGGCGACGGCGCCTCCGATACCGGCGGCGACGTACAGGCCGATGGGGCGTTGTACAGGCCGCGGTGCGGGCGTCTGGGGCTGTGGCTGGCTGGCCTGCTGAGTGGCGAGGACGGCGGCGACGATGCGGACGACGTCGGTGTTCACGGCGGCGTCTCTGACCGCGGCCTCGGCCTTCTCCAGGGCGTCGCTCATGGCGCCCACCTCTGGACGCGGCGGGCGATGACCGGACGGACGAGGACGCCCAGGACGAACGCGAGGACGGCGGGCTTGGCGAGGGCGACCACGGCCGTGGCGGTGAGCGACAGCGCGGCCGGCCAGAGCAGGAGCACGCCGAGGACGGCGCCGAAGAGCAGGGCCTTCATGTCAGGACTCCCACGTGGAATTTGGGCAGCTGGTCGGGGTGGAAGAGGTTGCGTCCTCGGGCGTCCTGCGAGTGGACGGGGATGCGTCCGGCGGCGACCCAGTTGCGGACGGTGGACGGCTTGATGCCGTAGTGGTCGGCGACGTCGTTGGACGTCATCAGGGGCGGCTCGGGACGCTCGCCGTCGTCGGCGTCCTCGCCGGTCCCGGCTTCCAGTTCGGGCGTCCTGCCGGTGTCCTGGGTGTCCTCGCGTTCGAGGGTGACGACGGGCACCGGGCGCGGTACGAGGGGCAGTAGCCGGACGCCGTCGGGGACGACGGCCGGGGTGGCCGGGACGCTGGGGACGGTCGGGGACGCGGGGGCGTCCTGGGTGTCCTGGTGTGCGTCCGGCGGGGTGGCCGCGAGGTGGAGGAGGTGGCCGACGACGGCCGGGGGTACGAGGCTGGTGACGGCGATCAGCAGCGGCTGGTCGGCCACCAGATGCCCGGTGCCGATCAGGTGGGAGACGACCTGCGCGGCCATGGCCAGGCTGAGGGCGAGGCAGGCGCCGATGATGGCGGACCAGCGGCCTCGGTCGCCGGACTGGCGGACGCTGGCGACGGCGGCCGCGATGCCCGCGTAGGCGGACAGGACGACCGGCATGCCGTAGGTGAACGGGTCGTGCCAGCCCGCGTTGCGGGCGAGGTGGTATTCGCCGGGCGCGCACATGAGGAGGGCGACGCCGAGGACGACCGGGCGCCCGCCGGCGGTGAGGCCACGGACCCATAGCGGAGTGCCCGGGCGGGTGTTGGCGGGGTTGGACCGGCGGAAGAGGTCGAGGAGGCGGATCACGCGACACCCCCGGCGAGGATCTCGGCGAGCTGCCGCCCAAGTTCGCGCAGCTGGACGGCGGCGGCTTCGAGGTCGGTGGCGAGCTGCTCGACGTCGGCCGGGGTGCAGGTGCGTGGGTCGGTGCGGGGCTCGACGTACAGGCCGATGGTGCGGTCCGTGGTGGCGAACGGTGCCTGGGTGAGGAGCGCTCGGAACATCTCGCGTCCGCCGGGGGCGATGACGTGCTCGGGGCCGGTGTGGGAGATGTCGACTTTGTATCCGGCGCGGGTGTCGGAGTGCCCGGTGCACCAGGCGGGCTCGTCGACCTCCAGCGGCTTGGTGACCCAGACGTTGACGACGGCGGTACGGGGCTCGGTACTCACTTGCCCTCACCGGCTTTGGCTTCGGCGTCGGCCTGCTCGGCGGTCAGCTTGGAGCGGAGCCAGTCGGCGTTCCAGCCGATGCGGTCGGGTGCGTCGAGGCCGTCACGCAGGACGACCTGGGCGAGGCCGGCGCGGTTCTTGATGCGTTCGTCGTAGTCGTCGACGGCGTAGTCGAGGGTGAGGGCTTCGAGGACGGCGTCCAGGAGCGCGCGGAGGTCGCGGGCCTCGGTGGACGGGGTGGGCTTCCGGGTCATCGGGCGTCCACCGCCTCGGCGCCGTGGGCGCGGAGGAGGAGGCGGAGGGCTTCGCGGAGGGCGCCGTAGGCCTCGGGGTAGGAGAAGCCGTCGCGGCTGCTGTCGCCGTAGTCGGCGAGGAGGTGCTGTCCGACGCGGATGGCGACGTCGAGATCGCTGGGCTCGGCGGTGGGCAGGCTGGTGTTGTCCGCGCATGCGGGCATGGAAAGATCGGCCATAGCCGGATCTCCTCCTGGTGTAGTCAGGAAGTGGGCTTCGGTCAGGCCCTTGGCTGGGACGGCAATCCCGGCCTTGGGCCGTTTTCAGTTGTTGCTGTATGGGCTACGGCTGCTGCTGGTTCTTCTCCAGCGCCTTGATGGCCCGGTTGACGACGGCTCGGCTGACACCGAGTTCTCGTGCTACGGCCGCTTGGCTGCCGAGTACTTCGGCACCGTCGAGGAGGGCGCGGGCCCGGTCGGCGGTCGCGGTGAGGTAGGCCTGCCAGGCGGCATCCTGTTGGCGGACGGCTTCTTCATGGCGCTCTTTCCACGTGGTCACGTCCCTCCCTCTACCGGAAGCGGTGACTGCCCCACAACTGTAAGCGGGGCCGCTTACGTGTGTCAACGGGGTTGCTGACATCATGCCGCGTCGCCCCTCGGCTGGTAGTGCTGCAGCAGCAGGAGATCCTGCTCGGTCCGGTAGCCAGTCCCGCACCACCGGCACCGCACCGGGCCGCCGGGCAGCCGTGTGAGGACCGCACCACACACGGTGCCCTGATCGTTCGTGACTGCGATGCAAAGGCCGAGCCGCTGCACCCTGGGCGCCGGATCCCCCACGATCGAACGGGCCTGGTTCTCCAGCTCACGCACCTCACGCGCCAGATCACCACACGCCGGATACTCGGCGGCAATCCAGTCGAGCTCCATACCGAGCCACCGGCAGTCCGCGGCGAGCCCGGCTGGGGCGGGGGGCGAGTGCTGCGGCCAGCGCACCCGCTGCACGTCCACCCGCCACGACTGGATCACCTCGGCCGCGCGCCCCCAGTTCACCGTGTCGAGGATGTCCTCGTTGATGGGCGAGGACGGGCCGGCCGCGCCCTTCGTCGCCACGATGTCGCCCCACCCGTACCGGCGCGGCACCAGGCACTCGGCGACCTCGGCGTACAGGGTCGGCAGGTCGTCGAGGGACTTGGCGACGCCCACGGTGTGCCGCTCGCACAGGTACCGGCCGTCGGTCTCCTCCTCGCACACCTCGCAGGCCGTCACCGGCGGGCCTCCGTCCGCTGCTGCAGCTGGTACAGGCGCAGGCTGCGGTAGTACTGGTCAGCGGCGGCGAGGCGGCGGGCCTTCCTGCTGGCGGTGAGGGCGCGGCGGCCGTCGCGCCAGTTCCAGTACGCGTTCAGGCCGGTCATCAGCTGGGCGCCGAGGCTGATGCCGATGGGCAGCATCGAGATCTCGTTCGAGGTCACGTCGATTCCTTAATCAGAACGGGGGGGTCTCTGAGTAGCCGCCCTGCTGGGTGGGTTGCTGCTGGCCGCCGCCCCAGCCGCCGCCCTGCTGCTGGCCGTTGGCAGGCTTGGCGCCGGCCCACGGGTCGCTGGTGGGTCCGTTCGCCGGTACGGACCCACCGCCGTTCGGCACGTTCTTCGTGACCTTGGCGGTGGCGCGGGCGAGGGTGGGTCCGACCTCGTCGACGTCGAGCTCGTACACGGTGCGCTTCACGCCCTGCCCGTCCTCGTAGCTGCGCTGCTTGAGGCGGCCCTGGACGATGACGCGCGTGCCGCGGCTGAGGGACTCGGCGACGTTCTCGGCGGCCTGCCGCCACACCGAGCAGGTGAGGAACAGTGCGTCGCCGTCCTCCCACTCGTTGGTCGTCTTATTGAAGCGGCGCGGGGTGGAGGCGATGCGGAACTTGGCGACGGCGGCGCCGGCCGGGGTGAAGCGGAGTTCGGGGTCATCGACCAGGTTGCCGACGACGGTGATCACGGTCTCGCCAGACATGGCGGACTCCTTCTGCGAGGGCTTACGGGATCCCGTAAGCACGGTGAGCTGTGGTTCTCTGGGTGGGTGGCCGGGCCCGATAACCGCGGGCCCGGCCGTTGTCGTGCGGGTCAGGCGCGGGCGGCCGTGGCTACCGCTTCCTTGAAGGCAGCGTCTCGGTGGGTGATCTCGCGGGCGCGGATGTTCCAGACGCCGACCTCGTGGTCGTGCTCGCGCAGCTCGGCCGGCGTCCAGACCATGTCGAGGTGCAGGAAGGCGGGCTGAATGCTCGTCGTGGCGGTGCCGTCAGACAGGCGGGCGTCGACGACGGTGGCCCAACCGATGACCGGGCAGACGAGGTCCTCGCCGCCCTCGCGTCCGTAGTCGAAGGCGATGACCCAGTCGTTGCCGGCCGGGGCCATGTTGAGGATGCTGCCGGTGGCGATGTTCATGGATTCTCCTCGGTGGTGTTTGCGGGGGTCACGGTGAACCCCGCGGATCCGTCGGTCGCGCCGACGGAAGCCTGGTTGCGGAGGCGCTGGGCGTGCCGGATGGCGAGGCCGCGTTTGCGTGCGGCTGCGAGGGCTGCGCGCCGCCGCTTGTTCGCCTCGGCGCGGGCGCGGGCGGCGGCGATCTTCTCGGCGACTATGTCGTTGACGTTCACGAGGAGCCGCCTCGGTCCTGGTTGATCATGGTTACTCCTCGCGCATACACAAATTTGTTTGATGAGATTGATGAGAATGGATCTGACCTGCAGTTTTGTGGTGACGAGATTGGTGACGAGAATGCGATCCGGGGTGACGAGATTGGTGAGAATGGAGGCCCCATACGCGTCACCAATCTCGTCAATCTCGTCAGCCCCACCGTGTGAAGAAACCGCAGGTCAGGCCCAATCTCGTCAATCTCGTCATGTACGTCAGGCTGTATAGGGGAGGTCGGCGACGACCTCGCGCGCCCACGCCTCGGGCAGGTACCAGTGAGACGTCCGGTCGCGGCCGAATCCCTGCTGCTTGGACTTGATGCCGAGCTTCTTCTTGGCGCGGTCGACAGCCGACTCGCTGAAGCTCTCCTTCTTGGCTGCCTTCTTGATCTCGCGCGCCTCGTCCGAGCCGCCAACGTCGGTGAGCCAGCCCTGCAGCCACTCGACTACCTCGCTGCCCGCGCCTCCCGCGTCGCCGTTCGTCTCGGCCCGCATGACGTCCCGCACGGAGGTGGTGGACTCGGGCCCGAGGACGAACCGGGAGACGTAGGTGGGGCCTTCGTCGGTGTCGACGGTGACGGGCTGGATGTCGTAGCTGTGGGAGGGCAGCCCGAGGCGGCCGAGGTTGTTCTTCTCCAGGCTCATGACGAACTCGTCCACGCCGTCTTCTCCTTCCTGCTTGGCGAACGCGATCAGGCAGCGGATGAGCTGCCCGAACGCGCCGGATCCGGCAATGCGGCTGAGGGGGTCGGCTCCGCCCGCCTTGGTGAAGTGGGCCAGGCCGAGGATCGTGAAGCAGTGCCGGTCTGCGGCGGCCACCAGCGGCTCCAGCGCGGAACGGACTTCGGCCGCGCGGTAGTCGTTGATGCTGGCGTCGATCATCGAGAGCAGCGGGTCGGCCACCAGGAGACCGACGCTGTACGCCTCGGCGGCCTTGCCCATGAGACTGATGTCTTTGGGCAGGGTGAGCCGGGCGTGCATCTCCTCGTCGTCCCGAACGTCGACGCGGAACACCAGGTCCATGTCGGCGCCGGCGGCGACCAGGCGCGGGGCGATCGTGTACGCCCACGAGTCCTCCGTCGCCGCGTAGATCACGCCGCGCGGCTTGCCGTACAGCTCGCCGGGCAGCGTGCCCGTGGTGACCCGCGCGGTGAGCCACACCGCGTACTGGGACTTGCCGAGGCCAGGTCCGCCGGCGGCGATGGCTAGGGAGTTGAGTGGTATCCGCCCATGCGAGGTGGGCGGTGCGCCCTCCGGCGTGGTGTCCCAGAGCCAGCGCACCGGACGGATCCGGATGGTGGAGGCCGGGGTGAGGACGAGCTGTCTGGTGACGGCCTCGTCCTCGGCGTCCACGTTGGGCTGCCAGTTGGGAGCGTCGTTCACGCGGTCACCGCCGGGTCGCCCGGGTGCGGGACGGGCGCCCACACCTGCACGAACTGCGAGTCCTTGTGTCCAGCTGCGAAGTGGTCCGCGGCGTCCTTCCCGGTGAGCGCCTGGACTACGTAGACCGAGCGGGCCAGGCCTCGAAGGGTCTCCACAACGTGGAGTGCGTGGCGTTGCCCGGGCTCGTCGCGGTCGGCGACGATCGTCACGTCCATGTCTTCGAGGTACTGGGCGTGCTCGGCGGTCCACTTACCTGCGCCGCCCGCATTGCAGGTGGCGACGAGGCCGTGGTCGAGCAGGGCGTGGACGTCCTTTTCGCCCTCGGCGATCCAGACAACGCGGTCGAGGGTCTTGGCGTCGAGCACGACAGGCAGCTGGTAGGGGACGAGGGGGACGAGCCGGTTGCCGTGCTCGTCGTTGAGGCTCCAGCGGCGGCCGGATTTGGTCTCGGGTGCGGGCCGCCACTGGGCGAAGCACTTGTGGTCGCAGCGGGTGACGCCGTGGACGACGGCACCGTTCTCGTTGCGGTAGACATACTGGGCAACCCGCTTGTGCCCGCGGTCCCGGCAGGGGATCCACAGGTCGTCGGCCGGGCGGTCGCGCTGCCGCTCCAGGGGCTCGTCGAACAGGTCGGCCTCGGTCCAGCCGATGGCGTCGAGGAATCCACGGTTGTCGTTGCACTTGTGGCAGTGGACGACGACGCCGCCGTTGTTGCCGCGGCGGATGGCGACGGTGTCGGGGGAGTCGCCGTCGTGGCAGAGACCTCGGGTGCGGAGGGCGCCGCCTCGGTAGCGGGTCGGCTCGCCCATGCTGCCGAGTAGATCGGCGAGCCTGTTGAAGGCGATGGTGTCGGTCACGAACGTGCCCATTTCTGCGAGCTGGATCAGTTGTTCGTGTGGCGGGCGGCGCCGTCACCCCCAACGGCGTCCGCCCGGCCCTCAGCTGGTACTTCGCTTCGTCTTGGCGACCTCGTCGCCGATGGCTGTGATGTCTGCGTTCCAGCTGCGGGCGACGCGCAGTACGGCGTTGGGCGTCGGCTGCTCCAGCAGGTTGGCGCGGATGCTGCCGAGGACCATTTCGCGGCGAGCGAGTTCAGAGACCCGCTTCATGTACAGCTCGTCGTCAGTGGCGTCGGCCTGCCCGACCCCATCGAGGCCGGCGGGCTCGTTTACTGGCCACTCGCCGGGGCGGCGCTCGTTCACTCCGGCTCCTTGCGGTGAATCGGCCAGCCAGGGCCGGGCGGGATCTCGGGCTTGCCCTGCAGGGCGTTCGGGGTGTGGGCCGGGCATCGGTGGCCGGTGACGAACAGGCGGACGCCCTCGGCCTCGCGGCAGTGCCGCTTTTCGGCGCCGATCCAGTGGCGGCACTCGGGCCGCAGCTGCTCGCTCACGCCGCCTCCTCGATGCACGGGGTGGCGATGGTGGAGAAGGCCGTCCTGAGGGCTGCGCGCTGCTCCATCGAGAGCGGGGGTGCGGAGTCGGCGCAGGCGATGATGCGCGCCCAGTAGGCGTTGTTTCGGGCGTCGTCGTCGAAGCGGCGGGGCCGGTCGGGGCGGGCCGGGCGGCCGGGGGTGCCACGAGCATCCCCGGCCGCCGCGGTGTTGTCCGGCGTGCTCACGCCTGGACCTCGTTGAGGTTCCGGCCTGCGAAGACCGTGACTTCGAAGATGTCCGGGAAGAGGTGGTCGGGCAGGCCGAGGTGCTTGGTGACGAGGTAGCGGATGGCTATGTCACGTGCGGCTTCGGCGGCGCCGACGGGGGTGTAGACGGTGATCCCGGAGGATCTGCGGTCGACGACGTAGCCGATGAAGCGGCTCGGGTCGATGCCCTCGAAGTTGCGGCTGTGGACGTCGATGGTGTCGAGGCGGCCGTTTACGCGGGCCAGCAGCTCGTCCATCGGGAGGTCGCAGACCATGTCCGGGGTGAGCTGGTGGCGCTGTTCGTCGATGGCAGGCGACGCCGTCGGCGCCTCGGGCTGTACCGTTGTGTTCACGAGCGTTCTTCCGATCTCATTGCGTGGGTTCGTGGATTTGCTCGACTGAAGAGGCCGGCTGGTACCCGGCCTCTTCGTCGTTTCCGGTAGCTGCTCCCGGCTGGTACCTGGGAGCAGCTACCGCGTCGGTGGCCGCGGTCGTCATGCGGCGTTCTCGCGTTCGGCGAGCCAGGCATCGACGGCCTCGCGGCGGTAGACGATGTCCCGCCCGAGCCGGAAGCCGGACGGGCCGACCTTGCGGTGACGCCACCCGCGGATGGTGTTCACCGGCTTGTTGAGGTACGTGGCGAGCTGCTTCGTTGTGAGCAGCTCAGGACTCTGAGTCATGGGCGATGCTCCGTTGTGACCGGGCAACGCCGTTGTGGCTGGCGTTGCGAGCTACCCACAACATACGCAACGTTATGACCAACGTCAACCACAATGTTGGGGGTCATCCGGGCATTGTGGGTGATCTTGAGGGTCAGGCCCAAAGTTGCACTAGCGCTCGGGGCCAACGTTGTGGATGCTGTACCTCGACGGTGACCAACGTTGAGGAGGATTGGGCAACATGGCCACAACGCGAACCCCAGACGACTGGGCGCGGCTCGGGGAATGGATCGCCGTGCGACGCAAGCAGATCGGGATGGACCAGCGCGAACTGGCGGAAGCGGCCGGCGTATCGGAGAACACGATCAGCAACTACGAGCGCGGCCGAGTGCCAGCCAGGGGCAAAGTCCCGGCCGGGTACTACCGCGTAGAGAAGGCCTTGCAGTTCGCCAAGGGCAGCATCGAAATGATCCTCGACGGTCACGAGCCGGGTTTCGCCGTCGAGGGGGCGATGGGTGATCGCCTGACGCTGAGGTCTCCCGATGAAGTCGAGGATCCGCTACTCGCTGCAGTGGTTGAGAGGGTCCAAGAGGCAATGCAGCTGTCGGGAGCCGTTTCGCTGTTCCTAGACCTTGCGCATCGCTGGAACGCGCCAGCGGAGGACATCGAACGTTTCAAAGATGCCCACGATCAACTGTTCGGTAGCTTGTTTGAAGCCGGGAACGGGCCTCCCGAAGTGCAGCGGTGGCATGAGGCTGTAGCCGCAGGCAAGGTGTCGTCAGATCTGCTGAACAAGCGTCCCGACCTGGGCTGGGCCGCTCTTGCTCTGAATCCTGCGGACCTTGAGCCGCATGGCAGTATCGGCGATGTTCTCCGTGAGGCGTGCCTGAACAAGGGCATTGATCAAGATGAGCTGGCGCGAATTAGCAAGGTGCCGCGACGGATCGTCAGTCTGATCCTGGCCGACCGATACGACTTCCCTGGTGCATTCATGCATGCACCTGTCTATATCCGTCTGCTGGCCGATGCTCTCGAAATCGACCCGGCGCCGCTCCTTGAGCAGTTCGAGGAAAAGTATGCAAAGGATCTGGAGGAGGACGGGGATCAGTGACCGCCCCGCTTCCACTCGAACTGCACGGCGTCGTAGTCGAAGTACCCGCCGTCGGGCATACGCCCTTGCCGCGGCGTCAGCAGCGTCACCGTGACCAGCGCCCGCAGTGCGTTGCGCTGCTGGTCCAAGAGCAGAGCCCGCCACGCCGTCCGCACATCCGGCGCCCCCACCAGGCCGACGAGAGGATCCCGTGTCGCGGCGCGCGCCAGCTGCTGCGTGACGCCGTCCAACTGCCCGCGGGCCGCCTCCATGCCCTCGGTGAACGGACCCAACTCCAGTTGGCCGGCACCGAACAGCCCGCCGAGGTCCCGCATGCGTCGACGGATCTCTTCCGCCTCCGCCTGGAGGCCGGCCACGTTCACGCCGTCCGGGGCGGGCTCCAGCAATTCGTGGGCGTCGTCCCGTGACAGCCGCTCGACGATCTGGTCCTCGACGTACTGGTCCACGATCTCAGCCCGCCGACCGCCGCCGTGGCCGGTCGGACACCGGTACGAGGGATAGGCCCGGCCGCCAGACATGGTGACGGTCACGCCCGCCCCGCAGTTGTCGCGGCCGCACAGATAGAGCAGCGACCCCACCCACTTCGGTTGGGCACCCCGATTCGTTGTACGGCCGGGGTCCGACAGGATCGCCACGACGGCCCTGTACTTCACCTCGTCGACGATGGGCTCCCACTTGCCGCGGCCGACCTCCTCGCCCCGGTAGACGGCGATCCCGGCATTCCTCGGGCGCATCAGCATGTCCCGCATGTCCTGGTGGGTGACCGGGTTGCCGCGGGTCGTGAGAATGCCCTTATCCGCGCACCACTTCACCAGGGAGCGGATCGACCCACCGGAGAGGATCTCGTCCGTCCAGTGCCGGAGCGCGTCGGCCTCCTCGGGTACGGCCTGGTTCATGTCGAGGACGTCGACCTCGACTTCGTCGCCCGTCTTCCGGTCGGTCTTCTTGCGTTTCTCCCCGGTGGGTACGCCCCAGCCGAACGGGCGGATGCCGCCGGTCCATTCGCCGGCGAGTGCCTTCTGCTGCCGGGCACGGGCGACGCGCGCCCCCTTGTGCTCCGATTCCAGACGGGCCACGACGCCCATGAACCGAGCCTGGGCGCGGCCGGTCGGTGAGGCCAGGTCGATCTCGCCGGCCTGAACGGCGTGCGTGGTAACGCCGCGGGCCTGGCACAGGTCCATGTAGCTCTCCAGCTCGGTGATCGAGCGGTGCAACCTGTCGGTGTGCCAGACGATGACGACGGTGGCTTTGCCCTCGGCCAGGTCGGCGAGCATGCGCTGGTAGTCCTTGCGCTTTTTGCCGCTGAATGCGCTCACGTCGTTGTCGACGTACACCTCGACGACGTCCCAGCCGTTACGTTCTGCGAGCTTCTCGCAGTCCTCGCGCTGCCGGTCGACGCCGAGGCCGGCGCCCGTCCGGTCCTGGCTGATGCGGCAGTAGATCACAGCGCGCGTCTGGGCGACGGCCGTTGGAGTGGGCTTCATGCCCCGAGTGTGCCGGACTAGTGGTGTCTCTGTCCCAGGTTCGGGAACCCCAATATGCGGTGATCACACCACTAGCTAATGGCTACAGGGTGTTACGAACGCCCAGGTCAGGACATGGAGCGGCCCCGGCCGGCGAGGGGGAGTGTCAGCCGACCGGGGCCGCGTTGGGCCCGTCCGCCCCTACGTGCTCACGGGGTACAGGAGCGGACGGGGGTCTCTTGGCGGGACTGCTGCTTGCAGGTGCCGCCCTTGTGGGCGAACTGGACGAGGTGCGCCCCGGTGGGCCGGTCGTGCACGATCTCGTCGTAGGGGTCGCCGGGCAGGATGCCCAGCTGGCAGCGGCAGCAGATCTTGGTGCCCTCGTACATCACGACTCCTTCCGGGAAGTCTCCGGGGCGACGGCGCAGCTCGCGCACGCGTAGACCTCGATGTCGAGGACGACGGCACCCTGTCGGCCGCGCGAGATGCCTGCGCTGACGGCGCCACTCCATATGTCCTTGCCGCACCAGCAGCACGCCCAGCCGTCGTACTGAGCCTTGTTCAGCTCCTTGACGGGCGGCGGCTCGGGCTTCACCGGTTCGCCCCCAGCTGTGCCCACAGCCCGCACTCGTTGGTGGTGATCCCGGTGAGGTGGGCGAGGCCGTTGATGAGTGTCCAGCCGGGCCCGTGGCTGTAGGTGACGGGGAGCGGGTCGGCGCCCTCGGCGGTGATGCGGATGCGGTTGCCCGCGGTCGAGAGGGTCATCTCGATGACGGGGGCGCCGGCCTTGAGGACGGCGACGTACAGCTCGTGTGCGATGAGCGGGGCGTCGGGGTGCTTCACGCGGCCGGCGGTCCACAGGCGGACGTGGGCGGCCTCGATGGGCTCGCCCTTGAACGGCTTCCGCCAGGTATGACCCGACTCGGGCATAGCTGTCCCCCGGAGACAGTGGTTATCTGAGTACAGGTACTGCTTATCTGTACTCACAATGTAGCCGGGATTGGCGCTGGTCAAGGGGCAGGGGAGAGTATGTGTACTCAGATTGACGTGATCGCTCCGATTGGGGGTGCCGTGGTGGCACAGCCTGAGTACCTGCGGATCGCCGCCGACCTGCGGCGCCGCATCTCCTCCGGCGAGTACGGGCCCGGTGACCAGATCCCGACACTCCCCGAGCTGTGCGCCGAGTACGGCGGCGTCTCCGAGACGACGATCCGCAACGCGCTTTCCCTGCTCCGCAACGAGGGCCTCATCGAGAGCCGTGCCCGCGCCGGCACGCGCGTCCGCCCGCGGCCTGCCATCCACCGGCTTGCAGCCGACCGGTACCGGACGACGCCCGGGGCGAAGTCGACGCCGTACACCAGGGATCAGGGCATCGGCTGGTCCGAGTACCGGCTCGACAAGCGGTTCGAGCGGGTACAGGCCGACCCCGAACTTGCCGCCCTGTTCGAGTGCGAGGTCGGCGAGCGGCTCCTCGCCCGCCACTTCGTGTTCTACGACAACGACCAGCCCACCCAGATGTCTACGTCCTACGTGCGCTGGTCGGACGTGCAGGGCACCCCGGTCGCCGACCCGATCAACGAGCCGTGGCCGGGCGGCACCAAGGCACAGCTGGCGACGCTCGGCATCCGTGTCACCGCCATCACGGAGTCGTTCACCGCGGCCATGCCCACGGAGCTCGAGGCGGCGACGCTCCGCATCGGTGCCGGCGTGCCCGTGCTGCGGTACACCCGCAAGCACATCGCAGACACCGGCCGGGTCGTCGAGGTCGCCCACCCGATCGTGCGCCGCGGCGACACCACCATCGTCGACTTCCGCATCGAGCTTGAGGACTGAGCCAGGGCATGACGAAACGCCCCCCGCATTGCCACGTGGGCAACGCAGGGGGCGTCGTCGTAGGTCTACAGCCTCCTGTACCTGGCGGTCATGGTGAGCGCGGCTACGCCGAGGAGGCCGCTCTGTGGGTCCGGCGTGGGGCTCGGGTCGGCCGCGCCGTCGCGGCGGCAGACGAGGGCGTCCGGGTCGTAGGACGGGGCCTCGAGGTGGTAGCCGTCCGGGCAGGCCGGCCCCGGATCCCCCTTCTCGCCGCGCTCGCCCTGCGGACCCTGGGGTCCCGGGACGGTCGAGTCGGCGCCCGGCTCACCCTGGGGCCCCTGGGGCCCAG